GCTGGTTTGTTAAATAGAACTAATAAGGACGCAATTCATTTTATGAAAGGATTAGCATCAGGTAGAAGAGATACAAATCATACAAATACCATGTTAAATAGGACATAATTTAAATGTGTTATAGATGATTTAGAAAAGTTATTTCCTGAATTGAAAAATTTTGTTACTGATAGTGACCACAAAGGTGATGATATAGCAGCAATTTTTGAGACATAGTTTAAATCAATAATAACTGTAATAGGTATGAGAGTAGCAGGTCAGAATGGATAAGCAAGTAAATTAATATTGGGTAAAGGTGAGTATGAATTTTTGAGATAGATGTATGCTAATGATGGTAAAATATATGGTTATTTGAGACGAAGTATACCCAATATAGTGAGTACAGATTACTAAGGTTAATAATTAGATAGAAATGATCCTTTGTAATTAGTTAGTGGATTAATTAATTAAATAGCAAAATTAAAAACAAGAGGTATGGACAAAATTATGTGTGATGAATTATAAGCTAAATTATTAAGATATTGGTCTAAACCTAGAATATATGGAAGATAATTAATTGGTATAAATGTATAAAGATTAAATATATCTGTATTAGATGGTGGTCATGGTTAGAATATAGGAGATAAAATATCAAGTAGAGCAATAAGAACAGGTAATAAAGATATAAAGTTAATGTAGGACATTAAAGAAGAAGTAGATGAATATCACATTGATGTTAGGGGTATAACTGATTAAGCAAATGCAGCTAAAGATTATATGAAGATAGTTAATAGTCATTTGCCTGAAAAAATGAAATTATATGATAAGGACGCTTCTAATATAGTAGGAATGATGATAAAACAAGATGCTATAAATTCTTTACCTACGTTTGAAAAATAAAGAATAAATGGGATACGATTATAAAAAATATAAGCAGAATAACAAGGTATTAAATTCAAAAAAGTAGATGATATGACAATGCGTGATGAGAATCGTATTTCATAGAGATTATTTAGGGATTTAGACTAAAGAGTTAGGTTATTGTTAAAAGATGTAGAAGATAGATTAAGTAGAAGAGAAAAATTACCATAAATAAATACTATTTAGGTTCAATTGTAACGTTAATTCGCAAGAATAGATATAAAGAAAAGGGAAATATTAAAATATACTTATGATAAGTTTTATAAATAGGAAATCAAGTAATACTTAGAGAGTAAAAAATTGAGGATATTATAAATTAAAGCAATACCTGAAAGGTAATAACTGTATATTTTGATGTCATTTGTTTAATAATTAAGAATAGATAATTAATTAAAATTAGATATAACTGATGCAATATATAATGCAACCAAAGTTTATAGTTATAAATTAATATATGAACACATTTTTGCAAATGTATAATTTGATGAAATAATGGTTGGACATATTCATGAAGATTTCTAAGGTTATTTGAGGTTATAATCAATATATATATGTGAAAATAGTAATATAAAGAACATAACGGTAAAGGAGAAATAGAAGATAGTACGTATGGTCGAGATAAAGATGATTAGTCATTTTGATGAAATAGTAAAGAGTGGAGTTAAATTTAGATACTGAGCGGTATGGACAACTTAGATCTAGTTGTGAGGATCACTTTTTCATTTTTTCATATAAACTATAAAATATAATATATAAATTCTATAAATATAATAAAAGATATAATATAAATATTAATATAAACTATAAAC